TAAAACTAAAACTGATGAAATAGAGTCTCACCTCAATAAAGAAGGTCTGACATTGAAATCATATACTGTTAGAATAAGAATAAACTAAGATATGAATAAAATAAAATTAACAGAAACACAATTAATTTCACTAATTAAAAGAGTGATTAAAGAGTCGTACGACCCTGATAAACTTTATAGTAGGGATTATGTTGTTCATATGTTAAAGAAGGGTCCCAGAGAGCTTAAAAGACACATTAAAGAACTTCCATACATTGATTGTACAAAATCAAATGGGGAAAAACACGTTTGTACTAAAGTTCCTGAAGTAGTTGAGATATTTATAACTGGTAGATATTAATAAAAACAAATAAAAAAAACAATGAATACAAGTTTTAGTAAAAGAAGACATCTTTCAGAAGCGAATGAAAGATTGGAAAAAAGATTTTTAGAATATAAAAAAATAATTAGTGAGGCTCCTGAAGTACAACCAAAGGTTAATGTTACAGATATGATGTCTATGACGCAAGATATTCTAAAACAAAACGGAGCCCAATTTAATATTGGTGATTATGTGAACACTGGTGACAATCCTATGTGTGTTCCTGATAACGATACTTCAGGTGTATTGAATAAAGTATTTGATTTTTTTAATAATTTGGGTACTACTACTGAATTAGAAAGTGCAATAAGTGATGTTTTACAGGGTCAATCTGTTGGAGGAATACAAATTCCTGACGAACTTAAAAACGATGCCGCTGTAATTGGGGCAGGTCTTTTAGCCGCTGATGAAAATGAGGGTGAAGGTGAAGAAATTACTGAACAAGGAATTAACTATCGTAAAAGAAGTCGCAAACAACGTAGACGTAAGAAAAGAGCAAAATGTGGTAGAACAGGAAAACGTAATACCCAATTGAGAGATAGAATCAAAGCTGGAGGAGTTTAATTATTTGAAATAATAATAACTTAACTGACTTTTTCAACAGCATACCAATTAGGGACTTCTCTATTCTTCCAAACTGCGAAACCTGATTTAGCTCCACGGTAATAATTTCTATAGGACTCTATTACGTCAATTACCTTGTATTCATCAGGCATTGCTTTGGGTGGTTCAGTAAAACCTTTATCTACGATGTTTAACTTATTTGTTATACACCACTCAATAACATCTTGGGATTTATGTCTTTTACCATATCGGTATGTATATTCCTTACATAACTCAAGACCCAATTCACATAGGTAAAGATAATTACTTAAACTCTCACGAGTCCAAATAGCACAAGGGTGATTTTTGTGTGATAACTTGTACGGTACTTGGTCGTTTACTTGGTCGGTAGTTGGTGGGTACTTGGTGGGTACTTGGTGGGTTACATGGTGGGCACCACACAATAGTTGAGCCGTTTCAAGTATCATCTTAACCACGTGTTTATCACAATGATATTTTGCACATTTTTCTGTGTCCCAATCCAAAAAGAATATATTCATATTGCAAATATACGACAATTGGTCATATTTATATCATATGAAGGACTTAATTAAGAAAATACTTAATGAGGAATTAACCAACAGGTTATCTCCAGAAGTTATTTTACTCTTTAAACTTATTCAGTCAAAGAAAAAGGAATTGAAATCCAAAAAAAGTGTTATTGAATTTTTGGAAAAAAGATTAAAAATGATTGGAAAGGATTCAAAGGAAGCTCAAAGATATTATTATTTATATACATTAAATTATCGTGAGAATGGTGATTATGAAAATATAACACCTGAAGAATTTGTGAATGAAAAGAATTTTCCCGCATTAAAAATTACAAATGTGACCGCAGGAAAATATGCATACGCCAAAATTCCGTTTGAAGGTAGTAATGTTAGAGGTTATTGGGAAAAAGATAGGAATGGTGTTGAACAATATGTAATCACATCTTATGGATGGTATCCTATTTTGGTATTTAAAAATGGAAAATGGTATTCTGTATCTGAAAGATATTCCAGAGCAACTGCAAAACAATATAGTAATGTTACAAGAGATGGTATATATAATACAACCACTTTAAGGAGTAAAGATTTGAAAAGTTTGGTTGCTGGGTCTGACGAAGAAAAAATCAAAAACAGTAGAATTAACGAATTTATGGAGGACTATAAAGACAATTTTTTAAATTCTTCGTTTTATAGTTTTATGTCTCTTGTAATTGATAATGACTATACAAAGATTTCTTTTGACTGTAAAATAACTAATGTTGAATTAGTTGGTGATAAACTAGTTATAGACGCTGAAGTATCACCAAAAAGGATGTATAAACATTATAATTTTAGTGATACAAATAAGAAAGAAGTTGAAAATATGTTTGCTAGCGAAGTTTTTGTTAAAACTAAAATTTTAAATCCTGATGACGTTAAAATTAATGTTAAATTTGTAGATTAATTATGGAAAGCATTACATTAACAAAAGAACAGGAATACGGGGTTGAACTTGTAATCAAAAATTTTATTAAAAAAAATCCAGGAATTGTTGATGTTAAAGTACACAATGTCACCGAGTATTTAATTTTTTGTGATTTGTATTTAACAAAAGAATTGATTGAAAAAGAAGGGGGATTAAAAATTGCCGATAGAGCTTCAGAATTAGGAAACCGATACGTTTATTTAGAAGTTGTCTATTATACTTACGGAGAAAGTGAAAAGAAAAAAAACGCCCAAGAAAACCTTTCAAAATTTGATAAAAGTCTAAAAAAAGAAATTGATTTACTTTATAGGAATTTACCAAAAAATCTGAAAAAATATAATTTTTTTGGTAATGAATTAGAATTTAGTTTTTCGTCTTTTTTTATTGCGTAACATATTTATATATAAATTATCATTATGAGCAATATTAAACAAACTCTTACTGAAGAGTTATCAAAAATGAATTATTTGTTTGGCTACAAAAAAGGACAAGTAATTTCTGAACAAACAGACGCTGAATGGCAAGGAAAATATTTTTGCGTTACACAATTACCAGGAGTACAAACTCAAAAAAATAGTGATGGTAGTACCCGTTATGAAACGTATATTGTAAATGCTGCGGGTAACAAAGAGTATACCATTTATTATAACAATGGTAAAAAACAAAAATCAGATAGAACTATGGTCGCTTACACTTGTAATGACCCAGAATTTGCAAATGTGAGAAAATCACCAACTGACCAAGTTGTCAGTGGTAATCAACCGCCAGCTCAACAACCAGGTCAACAACCAACAACCATAAGAGGTAGAGTTGAAGCGGACATTGCAAAAGAAAAATTAGGAATTACTTGGGCTCAGGTCAAACAAAGATTTGGTTCTTCAGGACAAGGAACTGACAACCAATTATTGTGGAAAGCGTGGAAAGGTGGGTGGAGACCAGGTACTGAAGTTCCTGAACAATTACAAACTGCAACATATAAACAAAATAACGCTCGTATGGAACCAATTGGAATGAAACCAATCCAACCTGGAGCGGTGACGGCATCGGCTAATTCAGGGTCAGCAGATAATACCAAAACTCAAGTTTCTCCATTGGTACAACAAAATACTGATATTAAAACTCCTGAACAAGCTAAGGCAGCAGTTGACCAAGCTCAAGAACAGGCTAAAATTGCAAAACAACAAAAGAAATTGACACAGGAAATGTGTAGAGTTGTTGGTAGAGCAATAAATCCTATAATGCCATTAAAACAAGGGGTTGCAAATCAAGAATTATGTGATACTTTAAGACAATGTATGAAAGACGGTTTATTAGTAAGAGATAATTCGGCATTTGATGCTTGTAAAGCATTTCCCGAAAAACCAATAACTGCACCAGCGGCACCGGCAGCACCTGCTCCAACTAAATAAAGTTAATAATATTTAATAAAAAACCCCTCAAAAGAGGGGTTTTTGTTTTTAGTTAACAGAAATTACTTCTAATTCAAAGAATAACTTTTTACCCGCTAATGGATGGTTAGCGTCAATTTTCACTGTTGACTCGTTAACTTCCAATACTTTAACATTAACGGGACCTTGAGGACTCATACCCTGTAACATATCTCCTTCTTTAACTCCTTCAGGAAACTTGTCTTTCTCAACTTCGTTTACCATCATTGGATTATAATCTCCGTAAGCATCTTTTGATTCAATTTCAACCGTCTTGTTTTCACCGATTCCCATACCAATTAAACCATTTTCAAAACCGGGAATAAGTTGACCTTGACCTAATGTTGCAGTTAAAGGAGTTCTACCTTCTTGTAAAGATGTGTCAAATACAGTTCCATCTTCTAATTTTCCTGTGTAATTCACGGTCACAGTATCACCGTTTTTAATTTTTTCCATATTTAATATTATTTATACACAAGTATAGATAACATTTTTTAATTCATCAAACTATTTATAATAAAAAAGTTATGAAAAATATTTTCAATGTTAGCGAAGAAGAAAAAAATAGAATTTTAGAAAACCATCAACACTCCTCAAAAAAACAATATCTTAATATCATTAGTGAAGATATTGATGATAAGTTTAAACCGTCTCCATCTCCTGATTTTGGAAGTAGAATCAATAGAGATTTAATTGATGATGTTATTAATAGACTTTTAGATAAGGAAAAAGGTGATGAATATAAACAAAGACTTATTGAGTTAAACTCTGAGTATGAACCTACACAACATAAACGTGTTAAGAGAGAATATGAACCACTTCCACCACACATTAAAGTTAGGTCATCTATCTATCCTAAAGACTAATTTAAAATAATTTATATGGAAAATATTAATAAAAAAGATTTCTCAAGAATATATGAACTAATGTCATTTGATAGAGGTAAGACTTTATATGAAATGGAACAAAAGTGGGATAATATATTGAGTGAAGCTCAAGTTCCTGCTGGTTCATATGTTAGAAAAGAAATTGAAAATTCGGCAAAAAGTGAAAATATTAACAAAACTTGGGCTGAGATAAAACAAGATTTCGGTTCAAATGGTACTGAAACTGATAATATAAAACTATACAATGCTTGGGTTGACGGTAAATGGAGACCAGGGGTAGCAGTTCCATCTCAATATCAAACTACAACATATAAGAGTAAATCAAACCAAGTAACTACTACAACAACTACAGTATTAGGACAACCTGTGGTAACAACCACAACTACATCTACCAATATCCCTGGTGACAAGAATAATGATGGTGTAGTTGACAGTAAAGATTTGGCTCCTGACCAAAAAATGAACAATAGTGGAAAATCTAACGATACTGAAGATTTGGATTATGATGCCGATGCTGAAGGTTTTGAAGAGGAGGAACCTGAAATGGATAGAGAGATTGATACAACTAGAAAAATGGAAATAAAACCTTCAAATAATGGTTGGGAGGACTTTTTTGCAAAACAATTCGGGAAATAATGGGAATAGTTAAATTAACATACTCTGATTTACATAAGATTGTAAAAAGAGTGATAAAAGAAAGTGAAGAAAAACAACAAAAAGGAAAATATTTTTCTCTTTTTGGTAAACTTTTTTACTTTGATGGTGAAAATATGTATTTGGCCAAAAAAGAAGATGGTCAAGAACTTAAACCTGATATGTCAGTTAAATTTCCATCATCAGATGAAATTGGAATAAAATGGACAGAGAACACTCAAGAAGTTGAAAATCCTGAATCTAAAGTACAAGACCTTAAAAATTTCGGATTAACACCCGATATGAAAAATTCTGTGAATTACGCAGATATGGTTAAGGATAATGTTAATATTGGAACTGAACAAATTCCTATTATATTCTATTCATTAAAGAAAAGAAGACCCGTAATTGCAGGAATGACTGTATCAACTGACTTTAATGACTCGGCCGATGAAGATTTACATCCAGTTAAAACTGTTAGAGGTAATGAGATTTTTTATGAACAATCTTACTTTGAAGGTAAAAAGAAATATGGTATTAAATTAAAAATCCACGAAACAGGAATGGAATTAAATCTTGAAGATTTCGGGATTTCAAAAAACAATTTAAGATTACCAAAGGCTTATAATATTGCGGAATTCTTCCAAGATAATGAGAGTAAACCAAAGAACTTACACAGAGCAAGTTTTGTGGAGTCAATTAAAAAGTTTTTACAAGATGGTGGTGAAATTAATAGAGTTACTATTGAAGCTTCAACATCAAGAATACCTGCGGGATGTAAAAACAACGACTGTAATCAAGGTAAATGGAAAGAGATTACTGAATATGATGATGTATTTGGTAATAATGACGATAGAACTGGTAATTTACAATTATCCAAAGCAAGAGCTAAAGAAACATATAATTGTTTAATGGATACTTTACCACAATTAAAATCTGCACCTTATATCATTAAAGGTTCAGGACATAAAGGGAACTATGTTCACATTAAATTTGAATAATTATGGCAAAAGCAGTAAACGCAAAACAAGGTAAAGTAACATTTGGGACTAAAAAAACAGGTAAACTTAAAAAGAAATACGGTCCTAAAGAAGAGAAACCCAAAGCTTACAGAGGTCAGGGTAGATAAATTTTTTAAATCTGATGTTTATGAAATTACTTGGTGACATCAAAAAGTTTTCCTTTGGTGAGATGACATCCAATTCTAATGGGAAAACTTCCGCAACTTCAAGTTCGGGAATTTATATTGTTTTTATTGGTGGATTAGCATTCATTATGGGGGTAATAAATGCAATGTTCATGGATAAAAGTGTTGACATTATAAGTCAGTCTGTTATATTTACAGGAATTGGCGCAGGTCTTTTGGGTGTTAAAAATTTTACTTCAGCTAAAAACCAATTGGCGGAAGCTGAACTAAACAAATCAAGTGTTGAAGAACCACTTGAAGAAACAAATATAAATGAAGAAAAATAATCACTTAATAACTAAAGTTTATAAAGAAATCACCTTTTAGGTGATTTTTTTTTGTCCGAAAAAATTAAATAAACAAATAAAAACAAAAAATGAAAGACACAATTAATTATCACAACGTAGTTCAAAAACTACGAGCATTTTTCTTGAAGAAGGGATTCATTGAGGTTCCAGTACAATCAAGATTATCAATCTTAGCGGCGTGTGAAGACCCTCACACAGTATCAACATTTACTTATGACAATGTTGTTTGGCCATTACCTCAAACAGGACAAATGTGGTTGGAGTATGAATTACTTAAAAACCCATCTTGGCCAGGAGTATTCTGTATCTCAACATCATATAGAAATGAACCTAACCCAATTGAGGGTAGACACGAAAAGATTTTCCCTATGTTTGAATTTGAAGCAAAAGGGACTATCCAAGATTTGTTAAACCTTGAAATTGAATTAGTTCAATTTATGGGATTACCTGTACCAATCGTTTTAACTTATGATGACCTATGTAGAAAATATAATGTTGAAATATTAACTGCAGAACACGAAGAAAAGATGGTTACAGGATTAGGTAAATCAGTTGCAATTACAATGTTCCCTGAACGAACCTCACCATTTTGGAATATGAAATATGCCGGTGATAAATTATTCAGTAAGATTGATATTATCTTAATGGGGCAGGAAACAATAGGTTCCGCAGAACGTTCAACAAATCCTGTTGAAATGAGAAACTTCTTTAATACAATTTCTGAAGGTGGTTATGCAAATAAGTTGTATGAACTATTTGGTAAAGAAAGAGTTAACAAAGAATTAGATGAATTCTTATCTTATTCATTTATCCCAAGATTTGGAGGTGGAATTGGTATTACAAGATTAGTAAGAGCAATTCAATTATCTCAACAGTAATTTGACAATATAGAATTTCATTCATAACATTGGTTTATGAAAATGAAATTAGTTAAATGGACATCAATCGTGGCACTAATAATAACATCAATAGTTGTCGCGGTGGTGTCCGTTTCTTTTTTAGTATTAATTAGTTTGATTATAAGATTTTTTACTAATATATTTTGAATATGACAAAGAAAGAACAAGTTAAACAACACAACCCTTTTTTAGATATCACATTGTACGATATTTTAACAACATTATTTACTGAACCAAAATATTTGGAAATGATTGTAAATCTAATTAAAAAAGAAAGATTGGATAAAAAAGTTACTCATAGTTCTAAAGAGATAGTAACATATTTGAAAGATAGAGGTCAAAACTTAATTGACAAATATTCTGATAATAGAGAAAGTTTTATGTATTCAATACTAGGATTTGAATTTTTATTTAATGAAGAAGAATATAGGACCATTAATGAGTTTATTTCAAATAGTAATCAGAAATTATTAAATGGAGTTGATTTAACTGCGATTAAACGATATGAAGATTTAAATAAATTGAACTCATTATGCGAGATTAAGAAAATGGGTAATGAGCTTGAAAAGGAAATTGTCAAGTTACTTGAAAATGATGAATGGTTAGTTCTACGACCTTTAACCCACCTATCATCAATGAAATACGGAAGTTCAACAAAATGGTGTACGACTTCACAGTATGAACCAAATTATTTCACAAGATATACAAGAGAAGGGGCATTGATTTATTGTATCAATAAAAACACAGGATTAAAAGTTGCGGCTTACAAAAATTACGATGAAAGGGTTATGTCTTTTTGGAATATGGAAGACCATAGAATTGACTCAATTGAATCGGGATTACCATATGAAATTTTGGTTTTGATTAAAGGAGAGGTTGATAAGAATAAAACTAATCGTGAACTTATGTCTGAAGATATGGCAAATAAAGAAGCAATATATCTATTAAGATTTGAATACGGTGAAAAGAAATTAGTATCATTAGAGCAACCAACAATTGGTAGGGACTACCCGATGGATGAACCAATGATGGAACAACAAATGGATGATTTAGTAACAGAACAAGAACCATCTGTTTATGAAATACCCGTAAACCGTCATACTTTAGATTTAGGTATTCCACAGATTAGAACATAGTAACTCTAACAACTAAATCACCATCACCTTTGATAACACGATGGTATTCACCTTTGGGGATAAAGATTTTATCCCCTTTTTTCATTTCTAAAGGTAAAGTGTTATCTGACTGATACTTCCAATTATTACATTCTAAAATCTCAACCAATCTATCTTCTCGGTCTCTATGCCACATCAGTTCTCCTGACTCAACATCTGTTTTAAATGTTCTAATTTTAACATTATCACTTAAATTTTCTTGTATGAAAGGTAGGTTGTCCATTACCAGTAACCGCCATAGGTTTTACCACCCCATAAATGACCATAACGATTGATTCTACAAGCCCAATAACCTGCGGTCATTCTATCCTTCTTTTTTGCACACTGGTGTCTTGATGCAAATGCTTTACGAGCCTTTGGATTAGATACCTTTGCGGTTAATCCTCCATGAACATCACCAAAAGAAATTTTCTTAATCTTACCGGTTGATGGATTTTTAACATATACGACGTATTTTTTTCCGCCACCTGAATTTCTCATAGGTCTCCCAACTTGAACTTTTCTACCTTGATATTCGGCTTCATTAAGGGATTCCTCAACAAATGGTAAATCTAAAAATATTTCTTTACCATTCTTTAAAGTTACTTTTTCACCTAAATTACTTTCAACTAACCATTTATCTTCATCATTCAATTTGATAAATCCTGCGTTGTGTAATTCTCTAACTTCTTTCACTAAATTTATATGTGAGTTAGAGCCACTTCTAAAGATGGTCTCACTTAATGGTAAATTATTTTCCAAATGATATTTTAAGTTATCTGAAACATAAGTTTCAGTCATTAACTTCATTGGTTTCAACTCTTTTTTGAGTTCTTCTCTTAATATTTCTCGTAAATTCATAAATTACTTTTTTTATAAATATTTATCATATATCACTTTGACGATGAAAGAAAAAAAAATATTAGAAGAAATTATTAGATTTAGGGAAATATCCAAATTGGATGATAGACAGACAATAAATGAAGGGTTTTTGGGTGATTTATTAAAACAAGCTTTATTTGGTAATAAAGATATAACATTAGACCAAATTTTAGATATTTTATTTAAAGGTGCGAAAGCTAAACAAAATTTAACACCACAAAATGTTAATTTTGCTGATATGACAAAAATGGTCATTAACCGAATAGAGGGTGGTTACTATAATCCTGAATGGCATCGTAAACCAGCAATGGGAGATTCGGGTGAAACAATGTTTGGTATAGATAGAAAGCATGGTGGAACTTTAAATACCTCACAGCATGGTGTTGAATTTTGGTCAATCATTGATAAGAATAAAAAACCTGAGGTATGGAAACACGGATATAGAGGTGGAGAGCTTGAAAATCAGTTAATGGATTTGGTTGTTAAAATAATGGAACCACATTATCAAAGATTATCTGAAAAATATTTAAGTGAAAAGGCGAGAGAAATAGTTAATTCAGACAAAGGACTTACATTTAATTTTATATATGCTTCTTGGAACGGCTCAGGGTTTTTCCAAAGATTTGCAAATGATATAAATAAGGCGGTTGAAGATGGAGAAACAGACCCAAAAGAACTACAAGAAGTCGCATTAGAGTCAAGAAGTAAAACGGTTTTAGGTTCAACAGAAAAGATTAGAAAAATAATGGACGAACTAAACTCTGGAAGTGTCTCTTAAATTTTATTTAAAATATTGTCAAAATAAAATTCACAATTTTCTATTTTATCTCCTTTTTTAGATAAAGTTTTTTTTAGACCCTCTTCAAGTAATTTAAAATCAACAGTCGTATTTTCTAATTTAGATTTTATATTTTTTAATGAAGATGAAATTTTATTTGATTTAATCTCATTATCTTCTAAAAGATTAATAACATTTAATAAATGTCTTTTTTTGGACAATTTAAATTCAGTTAATAACTGAATCGTTTGGTCTATTTCTTCTAATAATACAAAAGATTTATTCATAATAATAAATATACAAAATAATTTGTTTGTTTTTAATGATATTTATGATAAAAACAAAAAATTATGTTATTAAAAGTTGGTTCACAAGGAGAAGATGTTAAAAAACTCCAAGCAAAATTAGGTTTAACTGCCGATGGTATATTCGGTAATGGAACTGCGGCTAAAGTTAAAGAATGGCAAGCTGCGAATGGATTAACCGCTGACGGAATCGTCGGTAATGGAACTTGGTCAAAGATGTTTGGCGAGGCAACTCAAACTACTCAAGTAGTTAAAGAAGATGTTGTAATTCCTGCAAGTTCAGAATTTAAATTACAAAATTTAAAAGGTCATGTCCCTGATGCAGTAATTGCTCAAATTCCTGACACCGCTAAAAAATTCAACATCACTAATCCATTAAGATTGGCTCATTTCTTGGCTCAGTGTGGTCACGAGTCAGGCGGATTTAAGGCAGTCCAAGAGAATTTGAATTACTCAGCTGACGGGTTAAAGAAGATATTCCCAAAATATTTTCCCGGTAACTTAGCTGAAGGATATGCTAGAAACCCTGAAAAAATTGCATCAAAAGTTTATGGTGGAAGAATGGGAAATGGTGATGAGTCAACAGGTGAAGGATTTAAATTTCGCGGCAGAGGTTATATCCAATTGACTGGAAAACAAAATTATACAAACTTTGCAAAATTCATTGGTGAAGATACGGTATCTAATCCTGATTTAGTTGCTACAAAATACCCATTAGCATCCGCAGCATTTTTCTTTGATTCAAATAAACTTTGGTCTATTTGTGACAAAGGAGCTGACGACGCTACAGTAACCGCAGTAACTAAAAGAGTTAATGGAGGAACTATTGGATTGGCCGATAGAATTAAGCATTTTAAAGAGTATTATAATTTACTAAAATAAAAAAGTTCAGTTTATTGGACTTTCAGAGTAGATTTTTTTAATATTGGGTATATTTATATTATACCCCCACCCTACTTGTAGGGTATCTTCATATATAACACCAAAAGACCTAAGAAATTAGGTCTTTTATTTTTTTCAAGTATTTATAGGATATGGAAGATTTAAAAGACATAGTTGTTGGAAAAAATTTTAAATGGGAAGGTAATTTGGAAGAAGACGATAACTCCAAAGTTAGAGTTTATTTTAAAGTTATCAATTCAGAATATGTTAATGAGAAATATAATATTTTTGTTGAGATTGACAAAATTGCCGCAAAAAATGAAGGATATTATACTCACATTAATTCTTTTTGTAATTCAGGTAAAGACGCAATTAATGACAGGGAATACTTGCAAATGATTGCAGGAATTATATCAGTAATCAAAGAACAATTTAGTCAATTTGGGGATTATTCCATAAATGTTAAATCTTTGAATTGTTCAGACATTCCACAAAATATTACAGAATCTAAAAAAGATAGATTACCTGTTAGAAATGCGGTTAAAGATATAGTTAAAGTGTTTAAAGAAAACGAAACGGGAGTTTATTTCTTACCTGAATATTTTGGAGACAGTTTAGAATATTACCACCCAAATATAGATGTTTATTATTCGGTTGAATTAGACATGGTTGAGGATGTTGACTCTAATGAGATTTATATTGACGGCTCATATTATCCTGATGAAGAAGTATTGGTTATTAATATTAGATATAACCCTGATAATAAGATGGCGTATCTTTCAGAATTAATAGGTGAATTAAATGATGTAATTGCTCACGAGTTTACTCATATGAGACAATCTGCAAGAGGTGATTTTAACGATAGAGATAAAGAACCTGAATTACCTTATGATTATTACACACAACCTCATGAACTTGAAGCGCAATTCAAAGGATTTAAGAGAAAATCAAAACTAAAAAAAGAACCAATGTCTGATGTTATGGACAAATGGTTTATAAAATATAAAGAAAGACACGGACTTTCTGATGATGAGATTGAAAAAGTTAAGAGTAATATATTATCCGGATATTAATTATTTCCTCTGAACTTATTGATGATTTTGGTTATTACTTCTCGTAATAAAATTGCAGAATAGTGAGACCCTAAAGAAAGTAATAATCTGTAAACAATTTCATTAACACTACTTACAGAATTATCTTGAGATAGATTTAACAATATATCAATAATTGGAATTAAAAATGCATAACCCATAATTTGGGTAACCTTTGAAAAGGTTAAATTCAAACTATCCATAAATCCTAAAAAAGATTCTTTCAATTCTGAACCAACCTCAAAAGTTTTTTTGAACTCTTTCGTTAAACCTTGTTTGGTAATTTCAGATAATAACTTTTTTGTATTTTCAGTGTGTTCAGTTACTAAAATCATAGCAACTGCCACTGTAATTAATAGATAATTGGATTCAGTTAAGGTTGGGAATTCACCTCTAACAAATTCATTTAATGGAACTATCATACCTCCGATACCGGCACTGAATGTTACCAATATTTTAAGGTCAAATTTGAAGTTTTCATTTGCAGTTTTAATTGAATCCTTTCCAATTTTAGACATATCCTTAATCACAGACCCAATTTTTGAAATTGACTCAACAATAATTAATTCTTCTTTTTGTTTTTCACTAATTAATATTTCCATTATGATTATAAATATTATTGAAGTATTTATAATTATATTGTTATGAAAAAAATTAATCAAAAACTTTGCGTAGGAGATAAAATTAAACTCTGGCATATGGAGGGTGAAAGAGGAATGCCACCCGGTTTAGAAGGGATAGTAACTCGTCTCACAAACTTTTCAGATGGTACTATTCAATACGAAATTAAATGGAAAAATGGAAGAACATTAGATTTGTTATCAGATGCTGATGCTTGGATTTTAATTGAGAGAGGTGATAATAACTGTGATGAGGAAAAGACTGAGGAAAGTTCAATCAATGAATCTGATTTATCCAAATTTAAAGCTCAAAGAGAATTCATAAAAAAACACAAAGATGTTTTAAAATCATTTGATACC